AGTGGACAGATTTTTATCATCACCTGACCAAATACGGCCGCAACAAAATTGTGGCCGGAGATTTTAAGGGATGGGACAAGAGCGTTCTCAATGTCCTGATCATGAAGTCTGCGCTCAGTCTTTTGTATACTTATCTCATGATCCTCGGTTCGTACACACCCGATGAGGAGGCTGTCATAGTGGGATCTCTCAATGACATTTTGTATTCGACAGTGGATTTCTTTGGTGATCTGGCTCTTTTCTTCGGGACGAACCCTTCGGGCCACTCCCTTACGGTTATTGTCAATTGTTTTGTCAACTCGATACTTCTGAGGTATTTCTTCATCATTTTGTACTGTGAGCGTGTTCTTGGCATCGACTACGAGTTCGCTGATCCTTTTCAAATCGCTGAGGGTTTCGGCGTTTTCGATAAGGAGGTCTCACTCATGACTTATGGAGATGACAATATTTTTGGGGTTGCCAACAGGTTCTTCTCTCATCATGCTATTTCTGAGGTGGCTTCTCGTTTTGGCATTGTGTACACAGATCCTGACAAGACTGATCGGGTCATCGATTTTATCGACATTTCACAAACCACTTTTCTGCAGAGAGGTTTTGCCTTCTATCCAGGCTCCGCGGTTGTGCTTGCACCACTGAAACGCTCGTCTATCGATAAAAGCCTTCTCACGTGGAAAAGTTCGCGTAACATCGCACAGAAGGCTCATATTGTGGACGTTCTCAGGTCCGTCCATCGTGAGGCTGCTCAACATCCAAAGGAGGTTTTCGACTTCTACCACGACCTTGTTCGCAAGGTCATGACACATTTCGATATTACTTCCGATTGGATTCCCGAGGCCTCCTGCTCACGTGAGGATTATCTTTCCTACGTTTTGCCGGTGGCCGACCCCCCCGCTCAAGTGTAATGCACTTGGGTTATGGGCTTTAGTCTACGTCCTGAACCAAAGACTAGTGGTGTTCGTAGTAGTTCTCTCACGTTTTGAATGAGTGAGTGAGGGAAAGTTCAATTATCGACACCATGCACTTCCGGCGATCCCGGTAATATATCTATGATAGCGCTTTGTGCACGCTACATTTCATTCCGCGACCTTGGTTGGAGTCGACCAAGGTTCGTTGTAACTGACTCGCGACAAACGTTACAAAATTTCAAGATGCAACTCCTATTACTACCGTGACTTATGGTGCTAACATGGATCCTACTGGATCTGTGGGTGCTACCAAAGAGGACATTTCTTTGGACCATTGGTTCAAGAGGCCTGTCCTCATACATGAATTCACGTGGTCGGAGTTATCATTCCTGAACGATAAACTTTATCCTTGGAAGTCGTTTTTCCTGGACACCCCCTCAATTAAGAACAAGCTTTTGGGCTTTTCTCGATTGAGGGCCAAACTTCATCTCAAGTTTGTCATCAACGCCACACCCTTTCAATACGGCGCGGCCTTGGTGTCTTACAGGCCTTTGGCCAAAAGTGTGACGGACCCTTCAGTCGAGCCATTCTCTGGAGGGTCCATCGGAGCGGCAGTTTCCAGTGAATCTGTTCTCATGGCACAATCCCAGAGACCATCCGGGTTCATATACCCTCAGACTTGTCAAGGTCTTGAGATGACCCTCCCATTCATTTACCCCGATTCCTGGTTCACTTTGGACAACACCGATGGTGACCTGGCGGTCAGACTTGAGTGTATGGGCCATGTGACCGTTAAGTCTTTCACCCAACTTAGGGATGCGAGCACCAACGCTTCGACCACCGTGTCCATCTCAGTTTTCGCTTATGCCGAGGACATCGAGCTATCTGGCCCCTCTCTTCAATTGCAGAGTGGTGAAGATGAGTATGATGCTCCTGGTCCGGTGAGCTCTGTGGCCACGGCAGTCTCTGTAGCCGCTGGTGCCCTCTCAAATGTTCCGGTTATCGGTCCATATGCTCGTGCGACTTCTATGATTTCATCCGTTGTGGCTTCAGTTGCTAGGGCTTTCGGTTATACAAATCCGCCAGTCCTGGCCAATTATACACCTGTCACGAATTCGTACATGCCCGCCATGGCTAACACGCAAATCTCGACGATCTCTGAGAAACTATCTTTGGACCCGAAGAATGAGCTCACTATTGACCCCTCTGTTATTGGCTATGGTAGAGATGATGAGCTGGTTCTGAAGCATTATTGTTCCAGGTCCTCATACTTGTTCAAAACCACATGGTACCCCACTGATGCTGCAGGATTCAATCTGGCCGGAATTTACGTCACCCCTGAACTTGCTCGCGTGGAAACCCAGGTTGGCGTTAGCGGGACCAACCAGTTCTTTACCTCCCAGATGACCCCGATGGCTCATGCCGCCCAGGTCTTTGACAATTGGACCGGGGGAATCAAGTTTCAATTCAAGTTCATCTGCTCTCGGTTTCACCGTGGCAGAGTCAGGATAACCTACGACCCTAGTGGGCCTTGGACCACCACAGACCCTGTTTTGCAGATTAACGAAGTGGTCGATTTGGCCTCCGCTACAGATTTCACTTTTGTGGTACCTTATATGGGTGCCGAATTGTGGAAGGAAGTCACTGGTGACCCTGTCATTGTAGACGCTAGGAATTTCGCTTCTGTGGACCAATTCATGGACCGAGGTGACCCCACCTTCCCCTATAGGTCGAGGGTTTGCAATGGCGCCATCAGGTTAGAGGTCTTGAATGAGCTCACTGCTCCGGACGTGAACCATAATATTGATATCTTGGTTTTTGTGTCTGCTGCGGATGACTTTCAGCTCGCCAATCCCAGGTCCATTGGTAATCGCAACGCTTCATTCTATTCTCCCTTCCAACTACAGTCTGGCGCTGACGAGCCCGATCCTGACCAATCTGTTATCGTGGACCGATCCAATGCCATCTCATCTGACATCAACACAGTCACCATGGGTGAGGTCGCATTATCCATCAGGGATCTCTTTCACAGGACGATCCTTCATTCGGTTTACGCACATAAGAGCGGTGTCTTCTCAACTCAGATCATAAAGAATTTTATTGGCAACACCTTCCTCCCTCGTTTTCCCAGATACCCGGGTGTGACCACTTCCGGTTATAACAAAGTAGTGGCTACTAACGGATCCACTTTGGCGTATAACATCAATGCTATGACCTATATGAACTGGTTCACCCCGTCCTTTGTTGGTTGGCGTGGCGGCGTTAGGTGGCGCCTCACACGCCCCGAAGACAGTGCCCTTCAGCGCTGCGCCATCGACACTTTGGCCATTACTCGATCTCCTGAGCCTTTCACTGGTTCTGGTACAGAAGTGATTTATGGCGCAGACTCATACAGTGACATATCGAACGATTACCTTCGCATGCACCCTACCATGGCAGGCACCGCATTTGCCGTCAGATCTATGGGTGCTGTAGATGCGACAGTCCCAATGTACACCCACAAGCGCATGTTCCCGGCCAACCCGGAACTCGCTGCACACCCAGACCTTTGGTCTTCAGATACCGATCTGGCGAATGACAACATCCGGATCACTGTAACTGGATCTACATATCTACAATATACAGAACACCTTGGCCTTATTTTGGCTTCGATCTCGGGCGGAGTAGACTTCGCTCCCATGGCCTTTGTCAATGTTCCCACCATATATTATACTATAGGAGATTTAACGCCCTCCCCCAATGATATATGACCCTGACGTTTTTTCAGCCTGTATTTTAGGCTTTTCACGTCAATCCACCGACACTTTTGTGTTTCGCGCCGTACGGTGGCGCCCCCGGTGGATGATTTCTACCGTAACATTCGTA